TACAACTTGGGAAGGGCAGTGGGAAGGACTTCACCTCTACTGTTGCTTGTGCTTATATTGTCTATAAGTTATTATGTCTTAAAGACCCTGCAAGATATTTCGGAAAACCAAGTGGAGATGCAATAGACTTAATCAATGTTGCTATTAACGCACAGCAGGCTAAGAATGTTTTCTTTAAGGGCTTTAAAACCAAGATTGAGAAGTCCCCATGGTTTGCTGGTAAGTATGAAGCAAAGGTAGACTCAATAGGTTTTGATAAATCTATTACAGTTTATTCTGGACATTCTGAAAGAGAATCTCATGAAGGATTAAATCTTTTGTTAGCAGTTCTTGATGAGATATCTGGTTTTGCATCTGAGGTTTCAACTGGAAATGAGCAGGGCAAAACATCTGAAAACATCTACAAAGCGTTTCGTGGCTCAGTAGATTCTCGTTTTCCAGATCTTGGCAAGGTTGTTTTGCTTTCATTCCCCCGATATAATGGGGATTATATTTCTGAGCGGTATGAAGCAGTAATTGCTGACAAAGAAGTAGTATCAAAGTCACATAGATTCATAATTAATCCATTACTTCCAGAAGATGATAAGGATAACTGGTTTGAAATAACATGGGATGAGGACCACATTCAGTCTTATAAATACCCAGGAGTATTTGCACTTAAGCGTCCAACATGGGAAGTAAACCCTACTCGTAAGATAGACGACTTTAAGATTGCCTTTATGACAGACCTTGGTGATGCTATGATGCGTTTTGCCTGTGTTCCAACTTATGCTTCCGATGCATTTTTCAAGCAGGCAGACAAGGTTCGTTCTTGTATGACAATAAGAAACCCTCTGGATCAATTCAGAAGATTTGAAGAAAACTTTAAGCCAGACCCAGACAAGGTTTATTATGTTCACGCTGACCTTGCACAAAAGCATGACAAGTGTGCTGTTGCTATTGCACATGTTGATAAATGGGTTAACGTGCAAGTAATAAAAGATTATCAACAAATATCACCAATTGTAGTAGTTGATGCAGTAGCGTATTGGGAGCCAAAGGTGGAAGGGCCAGTTAATCTATCTGAGGTCAAACAGTGGATACAAAATCTACGCAGACTTGGATTTAATATAGGGTTAGTTACTTTTGATCGTTGGCAATCTTTTGATATTCAGAATGAGTTGCAGGCGGTAGGCATGAGAACAGAGACTGTATCTGTAGCAAAGAAACATTACGAAGATATGGCAATGCTTGTATATGAACAAAGACTAGTAATGCCTGCTATTGAATTATTGTTTGAAGAATTGACAGAACTTAAGATTATGAAAAATGACAAGGTCGATCACCCACGCAAAAAATCTAAAGACCTTGCCGATGCTGTGTGCGGTTCTATTTTTGGTGCCATATCTTATACACCAAGAGACCAAAACCTTGAAGTTGAGGTTCACACATTTAGAGGACAGCCCCGCAGAGTTGACACGCTCCCTGAGAACGTGATACAATATAAACCTAGTCAAATAGAAGACATAAAAGACTATTTGGATAGACTAAAAACAATATAAATTAAAATGAATAATAAAAGGAGAAAAATGAATTCATTTAAGAAGATCGCTCTTGCCGTGGTTGCAGCCATGACTTTGGGCACACTCGTAGTGACACCTGCAAGTGCCAATACCGTTTCAGTAAACGTAACTACTGAAGTTTCTGGCGCAGGTACTGCAGCCTCACCATTTACAGTTAAGGTTCCATCTGACAACGTAGTTAGCGTTGCAGATACTTCAACTGCTACAAATAACGAAGCACTCATCATCACTGCAACAGTAGTTGCTGGAACACCAGTAACATTTACTGCAGTTGGTGCAAATACACGCCTCGTCTCTGCAATTGGTTCAACAGTTAATGCATCTGCTGGATCCTCATCAATTACAGTAACACCTGCTTCAACTGAAGCAACTGTTTATGCATATACAACAAGCACTGCTGCATCTGCTGTTACAGTTTCTGTAACTGGTGCAGCAACAACAATCTATCTTAAGGGTGTTGCAGGTCCTGCATACGATCTTAAGATGTCAATCCCTGCTTCAGGAAATATTTCTGGCAAGGTAACTGCAACTCTTGATGTAGCAGATATTTTCGGCAACGCTGTTGCTGACACAGTAACTGTTACTACTCTCGGTGGCGCAACTGCTGGAACAGTAACTGCTGATGCTCTTGTAACAGGTCGTTACACATCAGAGATCTCACTTCCTGCAACTGCTGGAACCGTTGCTGTTGGAGCATCTATTACTGCACCAACATCTGTTCCAACAATTAAGTTGGCAACAACTTCTCAGACTGCAATCGTAACAGTATCTGATCTTGCTGGAGCACTTGCTACTGCTAACGCTGCACTCGCTGCAGAAAAGGCTGCTCGTGCTGCTGATAAGGTAACTGCAGATGCTGCACTCGCTGCTGCTGTAGCAAAGGCTGCTTCTGATGCAGTTGCTGCTAAGGCTGCTGCAGATGCTGCTGCCATTACTGCTGCTGCTGAAATTGCAACTCTAAAGGCTAATGCTGTAACCGCTAAGGTTGCTGCAGATAAGGCTCTTGCTGATGCAACTGCTGCACATGCTGCTGAACTTGCAAAGGTTAAGGCAGATAATGCTGTTGCAATCGCTGCAATGAAGAAGGCATTCAATGATCTTGCTAAGAAGTGGAACAAGAAGAACCCTTCTGCAAAGGTTACACTTGTTAAGTAATTAACAAATTAAAAGATTTGGGAGTCAGGAAACTGGCTCCCTTTTCTTTTATTTTAAATAAAATGTTATAATAGTCTTATTAAATCTGGAGGCAGAAAGGACTATTAAAAAATTAACCCGAATATTGACAGCATCTTTATTGGCCTTTGGATTCAACTTATGGCTTCCAGAAAACGCTAACGCAACCTGCGTAAACTTTATACAATCACAAACAATAGCAGCAGCATATGAAGGCGATGCCGAACCTACAGTGCATCATATGGATACTTGCTCAGGTGACGACACATCATATCAAATACCAATTGCAACTACCGTTACTTTTGACGGGGTACAGTATGAAAACATTTATGCAACAACTAACTCAGTAATTACATTTGGACAACCTGATCCCACATACTGGGCATATCCTAATACACCATCTATCTCCTTATATTCAATGGACTGGTTTCCAGGAGTTAGTAATACAACTGGTTTGGATATATATTATTCAGAGGGCGGATTTCAATTAAATCTTAACATGGTTCCATACGGTAACTATGGGGCACAACCAAGCACAGTAAATATATTAGTGGCTATTACTAATACTGGTGGTATAGCAGTGTCCTATAGTTATCAAGGTCCAGAATATCAAAATCTTAGAACAGGCGTTCGATTGCATGATGGCTCTATAGTGTCTCTTGAGCAATGGGGTGCTACGCAGGTATCAGCCTCTGATCCAGCCCCTACACTTGCTGCAGAGCCTATCCCAGAACCTTCTCCTACTCCTACCCAACAACCATCTCCAGAACCCTCTCCAACGCCCACAGAAGCCCCTATAACGCCCGAAGAGCAGCAGGAGCAGGTAGCAGAGGCAGTCCAATTGGCTGAAGAAATATCAGATTTAAATAGTCTTATTGCCTCTATTAATGGTGAAGAAGTTAATGAACCAGAACCAGATCTTACAACTGAACCAGAACCAGAGCCAAGTTCTGACTCTACAGATGAACCAGATTTGCCTGAACCTGATGTTGAGGTTGATCCAGAGATAGTTACGCCAGAGGATCCTCGTTGGCCAGATGATGAGCAAACTGAACCAGAAGATCCCAATCCAACTCCAAGCCCTGATACCACAGATGGGGAGAACGAAGAGACGGATCCAACTCCAGAGCCTTCAGAAGAGCCTTCACCTCAGCCAACGGATACAGATCCAGAGCAAGAGTCTGAACCTGAGCAACCTGTTGACGAAGAGACTGTAATACCAGCACCAGATAATAATAACACAGATGATAGCAATCCAATTTCAGCAGATGAACTTAATAAGTTAAACGAACTAATCGGAAAAAATGATGCTAAGTTGGCTGCGGAATTATCAAACATGCTAACCGAATTATCTTCAAAAGAGGAAGAGGCAATAGCAGAAAACCTTGGTATTAAAGCAGAAGAAGTAGCAATAATTGCAGAAGCAATTAAAGACAACCCAGCAATAGCAGTAGCATTTGTAGAGTTTGCGGGTAGAGCAGAAGAAAACGCAGATGCCCCAATGCCATACACATTAGCAGATGCTATTACTGAAGTACAAACAGAAGCATTTTTGGCAGATCCGCTTGGTGTATTAACGGATATAGATTTTGAAACATTGTTAAGTCCTACAGAGTGGGGAAAGGATATGACTGATGATCAGAGGGAAAAGGTTCAGGAGGTCGTGATACCTGTTATTTTGGTAGGAAATATTGTTAATTCAGTTATGTCACTAAGGAGGTTATAATATGAACATGATTAAGAAGGTACTTAAAGGACTCTTAAAGTGGTTTAAGGCTGCTATTATTGAGAGCATAGCCCAAGTATTTACTATCCTTGGCTTCTTTATT